CTTTGATCACTCGGATATTCCAGAAGATCCGCAGTGTGCGTTCATACACTCCGCTACGTTTCCAATCGGCAACGTGTTTTCTGCATTTCTCTGTCTCGCAAATCAGACGAGCAAGACTCTTCAACATGGTCAGGAATCTGGATCCTGTGTCAAGAACGCGCCCGTCGAAACTCTTATCGTGCGTGATGAGTTGGTCGAGCAGAAAGGGGGAGTAGGTTCCAGTAACGTAACCTTGGAAGTGATCTAGAATGGGTGCGACGAACGCAGACGCAACCTTCCTTTGCAACGTGTGTTTGCCACGTCGCGCGAGGGCTTTCTGTGCGAGTGTCCAGTGTTCCTCGAGATACTGCTCCTCAAGGGCCACGACTGTGAAGGCGTCCTCGATGGTGGCGTCAGGGAGGAGTGTTGCCCAGATCACTCTCCGGAAAGCGCGGGAGGCATTTCCGAGTTTGCGGAAGATGTTTTTGCTGGTCTTCGCAGACTTATTGGTGAGAATGTATCCCTCCTTGACGCAGTAAGGGTCCTCTCGCTCTAAGATGTGCTTCGGTAGAACAGGAAGGGGGGCGCCCAACGCTCGGTTCTCTGGGGGTGGCACGCCGGGTGGGCGGTGACACCTCTTTCGAAGAGGGTTGATGGGCGCTTCCCATGGTGGGTAGGTGAAAGTACGATCGTGGAACTCAGCGTGCATCTCCGCAAGGTGCTGTATATCGCGTCGTCTCCACACGTCCATGGCTGTGTTATACCCGATCTTCCTCCAGGCGAGAGAAGACTCAACCAACCACTTCGGTACTCTGAACTCGGTATCGTACCAGGAAGCTATGCGTGGTGGCCTCTCCCATGAGTGCGCACTTTTTCCGTCTTTCTTTTCCCCAACGGGGGGGGGCGAGGTGGCGGAGGGGGTCTGAAACCGAACTCGATCTCCGGGTTTACTCTCCCGAATTGAGGGGGCATCACGACCACGTCTGTTTTTTCTTCAGCGTCGACGGAAGCGTTCTCGTCGGCGAAAGCGGCGAGATAGACGAGCAATTGTTCATCTGTTGTGGGCACGGCTTTGACCTCCGCAGCTGCAGCGATGGGTAACGGCACTGTGGGCATGTCCAGTGCCAATATCCGCAGCTCAAGTTCGTCCTCTTCAGAGAGAGAGGCTTCGGGTTGCACGTGCTTCCAGAGGACGGGAGCACCAGGGATTTCCTTCTCCTCTTCATCTACTGTCCAACCGTGGTTGAGGAAGGGGGCAGCGTCGTACTCGTCTTCTAACATCTCTCGTTCTGCGTCAGCCTGACCTTGCGCTTCGAGCTCACCGTTTCGCGCGCTCTCGGCAACTTTGCCGCGGGCGGTCACGTCTTTTTCAATGGCGTGTGAGTGTAAGTGGTGGTTCTTAGTGCAAGTCACGGTGTCAGGGCATGGCTTGAGGATGATCTTCTTGGCGATACGTTGCGCAGCATTTTTGCTGTTTTGCGGCGCGTTGGCTGCGCTTTCCTTCTTCTTCTGCAAAGCGGCGAGCATCTTCTTTGATGCTTTCTTCAGATCGAAACCGCGTCGTTTTTCGCGGTGAACGTGGTGGGAGCAGAGTGGGTGCAACTCGCAGTTGTCCAACCGTGCCCTGGTGCACCATCGGTAGCCAGCCGGGGGTTCACCAGGACCTTTTT